TTCTGGCTTACGCTTCCCACGTTTTACTGCCTCCACTTCATCCAGTAAAAATGCCGTAAACACACTGAACGGCATGGACAGATAATCGGAAAGAGGAAAATGCAGCCGCCGCCCGAGAAACCTTAACCCTCTGAAGATTTCGGTTTCGGTCGCTTCCCGGGTGGCAGCATAAAAACATTAAAGGCATCCGTCAGCTGGGCATAATCCGCTGCGGTCAGCAGCCAGATATCCTGCTCACTCAGATTACAAAGCTGCGCAATCATACGCGCCTCTTTTTCCTCTTCTGTTCCCCGGTCTTTGGTGAAGGCAATGCGATCGCGCACCAGCGGTTCGCGCATGGTGATGCGTTCCAGCACAGCCCCGCCTCCCAGAGTGACCGGCGTGTACAGTGTGATGGTGCGGGTTTCGCCCGGAATATTCATAATCTGCTCCTTAAAAAAACGGCCCGCAGGCCGTTATGCGTTAATCAGTGATCAGAGACGCACTTTTGCCGACAGGCCGGCGAGAACATTCACGCCGTTGATCCGACGCTCAAAACGCTCGGTATCAATCATAATGAGTTCGATCCCCTCCAGCGTCTGACGGTAATAATTCACCGCGATTTCCACTGTCACCGCATTTTCTGACAGCCCGCTGTTTCCGCGCGCATCCGGCGTCACCGTTTTCACAAAACCTTCGATTTCTTCGGTGGTCCCCAGCGCGGTGCCGTTTGCCAGATAGCCCTGATAGGCCGTGAAGCGGGAGCGGTTGCCACTGACAAATCCGAGACTGGACAGCATGTCTGTATCCAGACCATAGAATTTAATCTGGCAGGTCAGCGCCTCCATGCCGTCGTCAACCGGCGTGGGGGCATCCTGTGCCCCGGTGCGTAAATCAGTGGTGGTTATGGACAGCGTGGGTGGCGTGAACTCATGCGCTCCCTGAATACGGACCCCCTGGCGGAAAAAAGTCCAGGCCCGTAATGTGTTTTTACTGCTCATGTTGCCGTCATCTCCTTAATGCCGTATTCGTTGTTGACACTCACCCGCATGCTGATAAGTTCAGTCGGCGATTTGGGACCGAAGTCATAGTTGATGTACAGTTCACCGGCTGCCAGCGTTTCGGCGGTATTCAGTTCCGGATCCAGCCATGCCCGCCCCCCGAAGATGGCACCTTCTGCCACCAGACGGCGCATATACGCATTAATGGTGCCAATAATGTCGTCCGCATTCTGGCGATCGAGCGGGCGGTCAACATACGCCAGCATCGCCTCCTGGATACTGTCTTCAATCACATCCGCAGTACGGCGGACGGACTCGAAATGCCACTGAGGATGGGACGAGCACAGCCGGTTTCCCCAGTGTTTAAATCCGGCGCGGCGGATCAGGGTGGAAACATTCTGCATATTAAGCAGGTTGGCATCGCAGTTGCGCTCACCGAGGATAAATTCATCCACCTGCTCAACACCGAGGATGTTGTAAACCTCCTGGTTTGATTTGCTCCACCACCACCCTTTTTCATAGTCAATACGGGCACGCAGTCCGGCAGCAAACGCCGAATACGGGCGATACACCAGTTGCCCCTCTGCATTACTGACCTGCACACGCGGGCGCAGTAGTTCAGTCCGGGCACCGTAAGACTGGCGACGCTGCACCACTTCCTGCAGTGTCGCGCCCGCCGCACAATCCACGTACGCCACTGCCCGCAGTTTTCCGGCCACAGTTTCCAGTGCCTTACCCACCGCATCGTCTTCACTGAATCCTGGTGCGATCACAATACGTGGCTGATACGTGGTGACGGATTTTGCCGATGACAGCATGCTGATCCCCGCAAGAATGGCAGCACGCTGCTCTTCCGGCTTTGTTTTTTCTTCCACCCGGACGATCACCGACAGCGCGTTACGCTGGTCGTTAATCTCCGCCAGCGCCTGCTTCAGTGTTCCGGTGATCCCCAGACGTGAAAGCGCCGTTGTTCCCGCCATCGCCACTGGCGTGTTCAGCGGAAACGGTTCATCTTCACCGCCACTCAGTGTGCCGGAAAACGACGACACAATACCGTCACCGCTGCCGGTGGCACTCACCCCGGCCCCCGCCACACCATTCACCGCCGTCACAACATCACTGACGGTGGCATTACCTGCCCCCTTTTCACTGCAACCCAGCGTAATCAACAGGCTTCCGTTTTCCCATTTTGCTGACGTGGGGACCGCACCCGCACTTTTTTCTTTTGCTGCCTGTAAAGCCTGTTCAGCAATAACGGTAATGGTATTTCCGCTCCGCCCCGCCGCTTTTGCCGTAAAGGTCAGCTCGTTACCCAGCAACGGCGTTCCCGCTGTCAGTGTTGCTGCCACAGCCCCGGCAGCCTGCGGCGCGGTTCCCACCACCCCAATAATGGCTGTCTCTATTGTGGTTACCGCCACCGTGCCTGCTGTCAGCTCGATGGTTTCCACACCATGTAATTGCCCCATTTGCATTCTCCGGACATAAAAAAACCTGCCGCAGCAGGTCACATTTTCTGATTCGGTACTTTCGTGGTTCCCCCACTGTCTCCGGGATGGTCGTGTCCATTAAACGTTTCCCGGATCCGGCTCATGCTGCCGGATTTATCCGTCACCTCGCCTTTTGCATAAAAATCACTTTTCACCACCACTTCACCTTCAACCATCGTGCGTCCGTTCACGATCAGGTCTTCTGAGATCATGACGTTTCCGTCCAGCACACCATTCCCGGTAATGGCATAGGTGCCCCCTTCTGCCAGAATAATGGTCAGTGAGTGCGTCTCCCGGTTATAGCAAATTTCCGTGCCATCTCCGTAACGGGTGATGTGCTCACTGTCGCTGCCCTGCGGAGCCGGTGCCGCACCGGTATTCCAGCCGGGAAAAACACGACCGTTATTCAGCTCCCCGGCCTCTGACAGCACCGTAACCGCATCCCCCACAGCAAACGGCTCAAAATCTGCCCGGTTTTTTCCGGCAAAACCCTGACACAATGGCAGCCAGGTGGTCACAATATCCCCCAGATCCACGCGGCATTCCGGAAAACCACCGTCCAGCCGCACCGAGTGGATCACCCCACGCCGGACCATATTTGCCAGGCGGCGCTGTAAATCCCCCAGAACCTCATTCACGTGGCTTTCCCTCAAAAATCAGCCGGTAATCATCCACATGCTGTCGCCCGATCTCCGGTGCCGCGCCCAGCCAGGCCCGCTGTAGCGGCAGGTTATCCGTGGCAAAGGGATCCATACCAAACGTCACCGTCTGGTTAAATGAAATCTGCCAGACCAGATAATCATCCAGACGCGGATCGGTTTCATCTGCGTCCGCTGATATAAAAATGGCAGGCTCCACATTTGCCAGTCCAAACGTCTGCCCGTCGAGCCAGTGCGACAACGCGGCTGCCGCCGAACGGATAAAAATATCCGGCTTTATCGCCCTGCGTTCTTCTTTTTTTTCTTTATCCGGCTCACCGGCACGGTCAACCAGTACCCACAGCGCAGCAGACAACACCACCGTCATCTGCCCGTCTGCATTGCTTTTCGCATCCCAGCCATCGACCGCCAGAAACACCGCCGGAGTGACCAGCTGCGTGACCCGTTCCGGATAGGTGTCCGCATCATTGATCCATTTAAGTTTTTTCAGGGCATCCAGCACAGCAGTGTGCCAGGATGCCATGCATAAGGGTTCAGCCATTACATCCTCACGTTTTTTATCGGGGGGTCACGGTAATGCCGTACTTCGCGCGTCGCCGGATGTCTGATTCGAACTCTTTCATAAAAATCTCCAGGCACTCCGCAAAAGCCACATCCTCCACGTAATCCATCGTGCGGGCGTAAATGTTGGCCTCGGCTTCACGGACGCGCCCCGTCTCCGGATTTTTGATGATGATCGTTCGTCGGTTCTCTTTACGGCTGCGTATCACCAGCCCGTTTTCATACGCGGCAGGAGATAAAAACGAACCGTTGGGTTCAAAAACGGGATCGCTGGCTTTGCGGCGACGTCGCCGGGCACGGTTCTCTTTGATAAACCGCCCGGTTACCGGATCACGGAGATCATGATGACGAACACGTCGTCCACGAATGCGTCCGCGCAGATCCTTTATCTTGATCGCATTCAGACCAAACCAGAAACGGGCTTCATCCATTGCATTACCCCGGGTAATGCGGGTGGAAAAAAGACGCCTGCGCAGCATGTCCATTTTGCGGGGAGCCAGGCCGGTTTTCAGTTCCGCAAGCGCCTTCATGCGCATTTTTGATGCCGTTCGCTTCAGTGCGCGGGAATAGGCCAGACGAAACTGGTGCTGCGTTGCGCCAGCCTGCGCCACAATATCCCGCAATTCTTCGACGTCGATATCAAACAACAGATTTCGCCGGATGCGTGATGCCCGCGCCATTGCGACATCTCCTTATGAAGTTTATTTTTTACTCCATTCGATGGTCGGTAATGATGTCCCCCGTCCACGCCCGAGCGTTACGCGTGTGCGCCCCATTTCGTCCGCACCTATATGCGTGACGCGGTAAAATTCGTGGTTCAGCTCCACTGTGCAGTTTGTGCTGAGCCCCTTAATATCCTCTGTCAGTGCGCTGAATGCCGGAGCCTGATCGTTAATTTCTCCACCACCCGGAACACGAACCGGCGCATCCGGAGATTCAAAAATCACCATAACAGGGCGACGCTCGCTGCCAATAGACAGTATCGCCGGACACTCCTCGGAAAAAAGCCGGGAAATGCGGGCATCTGCCCGCATCAGCCGTTTATGAAATCGATGCATCAGTACCCCAGACGCACACAAACACAGGCATCTCCGGCTTCAGCCGATGCCCATACTGTTCCCACCAGCGTATTACCTGATTTCGTTGCGGTCAGTGTTGCCGTATCCGCTTTGAAATACACCAGCTTGCCTTGCGTCAGCGCCTCTGCCTCTTTAGGTAAAGAGAAAACCCCCACCGTATGCAGAATGCCCACATCCCCATCCGGAATATCAGCGTGAGCAACACCAACAAGATTATCCTGAACAACCAGATCGCCAGATGACACCGCCTTCCCGGTCCCGTTCACCCAGTCGACGTTTTTTCCGTCCTGAACAAAATTTTTTGACATTTTTTTCTCCGGTAAATGCGGCGCAAAGTGCGCCGCTTCAGCCATAAAAAAACCGCCCTGTCCGGCGGTTATTTATTGTTTTTTCACTTTGACCATGCCACGCCAGTCAAGCGGTGCCACTCCGGCATCAATGCGCACCTTGAATGCTGCACCATCAACCGTAAAGCCCTGTTGCTGCTCCAGATACGGCGTATCAATACCGTCGAGGTAAGCCACTTCAATCGTGTCACGCCCCTGCGCTGCTACCAGGTAATAATCCGTCGGGCTGCTGTCATCAAGACGGGCCTCTGACAGAACCGTGGCAAAATTCTGAATCGGGTTAATAATGCCGCTGTTCGCATCTGCACCGGGCACGCTGGCAGACTTAATCAACTGATTGGCACGTGACTCAATGGCAACAGGCGTCAACATAAAAGCAGGACGAATGTTCAGGCGACGGTCACCCGATTTCTGGAGCAGCATGGCTTTACGCCCGGAATCCAGCCCCTCAATAGACAAATCGGCAGTCACAAGGTTGCCATGATCTGCATGGAACAGCGGTTTGCCATCCGACATTTTCGGATTACTGGTCAACACGGCCCAGACCAGATCACCCACGGTAGTACGCGCTGCCGCCCCCATTGCCATCGGAATACGGGTCAGCATATCCAGGTCATCATTGATGATGGTCTGGCGATCAATGCTGAACAATTCACCATAAGTCGCCAGTGCAATCGGTTCGCCACGATCTTTCAGGGTCACATATTTATATTCAGCCCCCGGTAATACTTTTCGTAGCGTCGGGAAAGTTTCCAGCCCGACACGATGCGCGGTTTTAAAATCAGTCAGCGTTCCCTTGCGGGTCCATTTGTCAAAATTTTCGCTGGCATCATCCCAGCCCTGCAACGCAGCTTTATGAGCCACATCCATCAGGATATTGCCGAAATCGCTGCTGCTGTGGGTAAATGCCAGCCCGACCATCGCCATGGGCGCGGAATGTCCGGAAATACCGATGCCACGATCAACCAGCGAGGCACGCGCCAGTTCACGCAGTGTAAAGCCGTTATAGGCATTGTCTTTTTCTGCTTCAGCATATCCGGCGCGCGCCATGATAGCCGCACGAATAGAATCGCCAACCAGATTACCGTTTCCTGCATGAATATGAATGGCTCCCGGACCTGCACTTGGTGTCGTTCCGGCTGCCAGCGCCTGCAACAGTTTTTCACGGGCCTGTGCTTCCGTACAGGTCATGTCGTTCAGACACTCCGCTTTCAGGTCGGCATAAGACGGGAAAGAGGCAAAGACTGCAGTTACAGCCTGCACACGTTCCGCATTGGCTGCCATCAGTTGTTGCTGAACCTGCGAAGCAATTGCGCTGATATCCACATTTCCGGTTGATGGCACCTGCTGAGCAGTTGTCTGTTGTGCATTTTGCGGGGCTGTTTTCGGTTCCTGCTGCTGTCCGTTCGTCGTTTCTGCACGCGGAGCAAAAAGCGCGTTAAGCTGTTTTGGCATGTTATGGTAATCCTTCAGTTTATTTTGATTCACACAGGCCGCAGCCTGTAATTCAGGTTCAAGCGTATCAGCGAAGCCTTTTTCCACGGCTTCTGCACCGTTCATCCAGGTTTCTGCTTTCAGCATGGCTTCCAGCTCCTCCTGCCCGAGTCCGGTTTTATTCATGTAGGCTGACAGCATCAGCTGCTCATTGCGATCCAGCCAGTCGGCATAATCACGCATATCATCGGAATCACCGGCGATCCCGCCCCACGGCTTGTGCACCATCAGCCAGGAATTTTCAGGCATATGCACTGTGGCGCCAGGCAGGCAGACAATCATGGAGGCCATGCTGGCTGCAACACCATCCACCCAGATATCCACCTTCGCTTTCAGCCGTGACAGCGTGTTAAAGATGGCAAACCCCTGCATCACATCACCGCCCGGGCTGTGGATATGCAGATCAATAGCGCTGGCCTCAAACACCCCCGCATCCTTACAGTCAGCAATAAACTGCTGCGCGGTGATGCCCCATCCGCCAATCACGTCATAGAGGTAAATTTCCACCCGCCCGGCAGCCTGTGCACGGATTTCATACCAGCACTGACCATTAGCGGCATCCACCCCCGCAAGGCTGGCGCGGGGATTAATCATCGTCCCGCGAAGACGCGGGTTTATCATTTGCTGCATCAGGGATCGCTCCTTTATCGTTAGCGGCGTCAGAATCGAACACCAGCCCGTTTTCCCGGTTAAATTCAGTTTCACGCAGTCGCTGACGTTTAACCTCCTGCGGTGACTGCCCACGGGCACGTATCCACTCGGCCTCCGTCCCGGCACCACCGCGAAGAATGGCCCGCCATGCTGCAGCCTCCTTCACCGGATCAATCCACGGCATCACCGGGCCAAGATAAGTGGCATTGAAAAGCGTGGACATATCCACATCAGGAGGAATTTCAAGAAAAGGTATCGCCTGCTCCAGCCATGCCCGGTACACCGGGCGGCTGTACTGACCGACAAACCACTGCTGTAAAACCCCGTAGCCTTCGTAACCTTCCACCAGCTCCTGACGCTGCGAACTGTAGGAGCCGTTATAGTCACGGGCAATACTGGAATAACTGCCACGGGTTCCGGCAGCCACAGCACGCAACTGCCCGTTCCGGAATTCATAAAGATGAACATTCGGACGATTCGACTCCACCATCCCCAGATCTTCACCGGGGGCCAGTTCGTCAAAAATCATGCCCGGTGAAATATCAAAGTACCGGGGTTTTTGTTCTGTGGGTGTCCAGTCGTTATCCGTCGGAAAGCTGGCGGCATCACCACGCTTAATATAGAAACCCAGCGCGGCAGCAATACGGGCAGCCACACGCTCTGATTCTTCGTAATCTTTCAGATCAGCAATCCGGCGAATCACACCATGTAACAGGCTGACACCTCTCACCTGATGAAGCCGTTTCCGCATCGCCAGATGAAGCATGTTGTCTGCGTGAACAGTTTTGAGATCGGCGCTGAATCCGCGCATATTTGCAGGATGGTATTTATAAACCCGATACCCTACAGGCCGCCCCCAGTTGTTAAGAATAATGCCCTGACGGACTTGCTGACCCGCGTTCGTGTTCAGACTGACCGGAACAAAATCTGCTTCGAGAAGTTCCAGTGATAATGGCACCACAGTGGAATGATTCAGACCGGCGACAGGACCACGCACCAGTTGTACGAACATCTCGCCATCACGCAAAGCAGATCGCAATGCCATCCGTTCGGCCTCCGGTCGGGTGAACATCCCCGTGACCTCAGGGCGAACAGACCATTCAGACCACAATGCCGAAATCTGCTCTGCCAGCAATTCATGCAGGGTGCCATCGCTTCTCAGTGGTTGTGGTTCAACCTGGATCCCCTGCGCACCAATAACCCGCTCTTCCAGCTTATCCAGCAGACCAATCACGATATCATGATCTTCATCCAGCGCCCTGGCCTGCTCCCTTAACGAGGTACCGGCAGAAAAAACCGCTGTATCGGCAGAACGGCTCTCGCGCCGCGCCTTATTCAGGCGTGAAGGCTGCGCCGCCTCATAAGCTCTCAGCAGCATTTTGTTTCTGGCGCGCGAAACTGCCCACCCTGGCGCAATTGCACCAAGTGCTTTATCAAAAAAACCCATAAAAAACCTCAGGAGAAACGGGCGAGTTTGTACGGTTTCCTTGTGGGCTGGCAGGCCGCCGCCCAGCGTTTTTCCCAGTATTCAAGCTCCCTGCGCAATGCAACAGGATCATGGTTGGTGATCGCCCTGCCATTCACCCCGGTAAAAGACACACTTTTACCATCCAGGGAATCCCTGTATGCCTGACGCACGATAACCAGCATCTGGAAAATCTCATCTTTTTTCACAACCATCCTCCGTTTCGGGGTAGTGATAACCAGTTTCCGGATAACGCTTCCGGCGACGCTGCTTTTTGCCGCTCATCTCTTCCGGCAACGTTTTTCTTGCCCACTGTGTCGGAAGAACGTCTGTCTGCCGAAGCCCCCGCGTCAGCACCCTGCCCTCTTGCCCACTGGGGAGGGTTGCTCCAGTCACGGATTTTTTCATAGCCACGCAGAATGGCGACGGCATGGGCATAGCAAAAAAGGTCAAACGCTTCGTTATTCCCTTTTCCCGGCTTGCGCCATTTCCCGTCAGCACCACGTTCCTCATAGGTCAACTCTTCATAAAACCACTCCCCGAGCCAGTCAGGAAAATGAATGTAGCCCGGTCCGGGCATTTCACGTTGCAGGTTATTGCTTAGTTGATCTTTCAGCAGGTCTGTCTGCAGGAGATATACCGGCACCTTCCCCTGAGCATCCGCACGGCGATCGCTTCGCCCGGTATTATCCGGGTGTGTGATGGTAATAATTTTCTGGCGTTTCGTGCTGTCTCCCTTTACCAGAAAAACCCGTCGCCCCAGTCCATCCTGACGACATTTTCGCCAGAATTTATAGGCGTTATCCGTCACCCCGTCTTCACCACCACTGTCCACCGCCATTGCCAGTACAGGCATTCTGCGGGCCGGATCGGACTGGAGCGGATACGTTTTCTCCAGTACATCGGTGACCAGCAACTGCCAGTCTTCAGGATAAGCCCCGGGATGCACAGGTAATGCTTCGCCATTTTCATCGCCGCGCAATGACTGTCGGATGTTATAACGGTCCACCAGCCAGCGTTCACCGTCCTCGCCATAACCAATAATCTGCACCACAAACCGTCGGTTCTTCCCGCCCTGCACGTCCACCGCCGCAATAAGAAAACGCACTTTCGGCGGTACCAGGCGCTTACCGTAATCCTCAGCCCGCTGCATCAGAACATCTGCACTGCGCAACTCCATTGCGGAACGAGGTAAATAAGGTAATCCCCAGTCGGTGTTAATCACCGCCTTCAGCGTTTCCTCACTGCCTGTGGCTTCATATTCCTGCTCAGCAGTCAGTAGTTTGTAAACCAGTTGCGCCCAGGTCTGATAGGCTGCAGCCGGCCCTTCCATCCAGAAGCTGGCTATCCTTGAATGACGTGGCGTTCCGGTTACATTCCCTTCTCTGTCAATCTGCTCACCTTCACGCAACCAGACGCCGCGACCATTCAGTTCACGTTTCATATCTGCAGTGATTTGACTGCCACAATGCGGACACAATATATGAGCCGCTTCACTGGCTTTTACAGGATCAGGATTGTCACGATATCCCGTCATAGCCTCCATTGATGGCTGAAAATAATCACCACAATCCGGACAGGGCCAGTACCAGCGACGACGATCGCCACGGTTATACAGAGAAAGGATCCCCGTGGTGGGCGGGGCTTCATGCGGTGACGTTCTGCGCCATTTGCTGTTTGTGATCTCACGTCCAGGGGAACTCTCCACCAGCGTCATACCAGCTGACATAAATGTGGTGGTACGTTTTGAAGCCAGGGAGAAACCATCACCTTCGCCATCGATATCTTCAGGAAATCGGTCGTAATCAGTCAGCGCAACACATTTAAAATCAGAGGATGACATGACATTGATGGAAGGCCAGCCGATTTTCAGGAAGCTGCCTGACAGAAAATATTTGTCATGAACGTTGTTATCGTTACGGCGTGGGCTGAGGCGTTTTCTGACCTCCGGGCTGCAACGAAATGTTCTTGCCAGGCGCTTTTTGGAGTGCTCCTGCGCCTTATCCTGCGTCATCTGCACCAGCAAAAAGTCCGACGGATCGCAGACAATGTTATAAACCACCCAGCCATCAATCAGGCCGTTAGTCTTGCCCGTACGGGCAGGGCCAACAAAAACAACCGCATCAAACTCACGGGACGACAGGCAGTTCATGGGTTCAATCACATACGGCGCAACCATCGGATCCCACGGAACAGAGTTGCCACCAGATGTAGGGACTCGCATAAATTTTTGTACCGCTTCGGCAACAGGCATTCTGCGCGGCGCTTTAATTAACTGGCCCGTATCCAGTTTCAACGATCTGGCGGTCGCCTGCACAGGCATTATTCGTCCTCCTGATTTTCCTCCTCTGTATCTTCCTGTTTGCTGTCATCTGCCACCCGCCGCGCAATTTCGTCACGCAGATCATCAATAATGCTTTGCACCCGCATGACAGCCGAAGGCTCAAGAGCGCAATCGCGTTCAAGAATATCGGGGAGGGTTTCCAGAACCTGCACCATAGCCTTTGCCATTTCAGCAAATTCACGGGCGACATCAGACGCAGGGATCAGTTCTCCGACCTCCTGTTCGAATTTCAGACGTTCCCGTTCTGACTGATACCAGGCTTTTCGGTCATGGGGATCCATTTCCCCTTCAGCGACAGGCGGTGGCAACTTCAATAACTCAGCCAGAATATCAGTGAGTTTGTACAACTTAAGTTTGTCGTGCCCACCCGTGGTTTTAATTTTTTTTAACCTTTCAGACACCGTTTGTCGGTGTAACCCAGACAGAGCAGCTACCTGACTGATGTTGAGTGCAAGATTCTTCAGTTCACGATCCATAATTCACCAGACACATAAAAAACCAAGGTCACGACGAGTTTTATGTTGTCGAATAAAAAAACACCAATTTCGACATAAGAGAACTAAATTAACAATATATATCATGTAGTTAACAAGATGATGATGACGAATGAAAATGCAAAAATTTGGCGATTTCTGCGCGTCCGCATCCCCCCGGTGTTCCAAAATTCAGGAAGGACCCGTGAAAATGGGAATGATTCGCATATCCATACATCGTTAACATGACGTGCATCACAGAAGCCCTACGCATTCACATAGATGTAAATAAAATTATTGTGTTCAACAGAGAATCAGCTTAGGTTGAGCACCTGGCACTTTTTCGCCACCGGCAGACCTTTAACGGATTCTCCCTGGCCGGTTTTTATTCCTGTGTTGCATTATCGCAGCCCCTCGCTGAAGGGCTGCTGTAATGCCCGTTACTCAGTAACAACCGCGCCTTCCGGCAATTTCATACCAGCAAATACCGGACAGCCAGGATGGCGATCATCTTCCGTTGCTTCCAGCATTGACTCACCAAACCACTCCGTCGTGGCGCGACCATCAGCTGCTTTGTAGTGGATCAAGTACTGGTTTTCGCCATCCGCATACTGCGCGCGGGCTTTAACCTCCCCCCATTCATCACTGATGCGCATCTCCACCAGTTGAGACAACTCAAACTTAAACGGAGCAGCATCAGCACCAATTACAATCGGTTTGTTTTCTGTTTTTTCCATCATCGTCTCCTGATATCGAAGCCCGTCGCCGCACCGGGCACTGATCAACATTTGAGTATTCGCGGCGACAGAAAGAATTTATTTAATTGAGTAGCCACAAACACAGAATTTCATGCTTTCCGGACGCTGACACATCCTTCATTTTTCAGCAAAATATTCTGCTCTTACAGGCGATCAGTTCTGCAGACACTGCCGAACACCGTCGACAATTTCACAGACCTGAGAAGCTGTATCAAAAAGCTGGCGCGCTTTATCCAGGCTGACACATCCCACCAGGAAAAAAGGCACCAGTATCGCTACCAGCGCCCATTTCACCGCCGTTCGAGGCATTCTGTGTGTCCAGTGTTTTCGGCTCATGTCACCACCAACGCACAGCCCAAATCAGAACAGCGACCGCCACAAGGCGAATTGCAAAGGCCGCAGCCCTTGTCAAATCAAGGCTCGCGGGAGTTTCCACTTCAATACCTTTCATAATGGACAACCTCAAAAAGAATCTTTTATACTTTCCCACGAGGATTTTCTCCGTACTCACTACTCACAATTTCCTCTTTGACGTGAAAACTAAAAACCCCGGACTGTTCCAGCAGCCGGGGTTTTGTTTTTTTATTTACTGCCCTGGGTGCGGCATCTGGCTATTTCATTCCTGGCTTTAGTGTCACCGCGACAGATACAACGAACCGTGTCACCCGCCAGCGTGGTGATGTAGGCCTCATCCGTTTTTTCCACCGAAATGCATGGTACATTTCCATCCTGGCAATACTCCACCTGGGCAGCAAGGTGAGTGTTGCGCGGGTAAAATTCCAGGCGATACATATTCCCCAGAACATGCACTTCTTCAACCTGGCGCCCATCTTCCGTTACCGTGATTTTTTTCAGCGCGTACATACGTACCTCCGTTCTTTCGTTTTTTGAGCAATAAAAAAGCCGCTCATGGCGGCCCTGTATGTTTTGCAAGCTATCGCTTCAATTGAAAATGTGGGCCGTCTTTAAGCGTCCGCCAGTCCCCGCCCCATTCGATGGCAGTTCCCAGCTCTGCGGCAGCCTGCTTAAATGCCTGCGCGATTTTCTCGTACAGAGGCCAGTCCCATGACACCTGGCTGCCAACGTAGGCCACAACATCCACCGCATCACCGGTCAGATGGCGGCTGTTCATGGTCTGACTTTTCCCTTCCGCGACCAGCTGTTTCTGGCGTTCTTTCGTGCGCAGCCCTTCCGTAATACCGAAATCAACCTCCGTCAGCTCCAGCGCACGGCGAACGACAGCAACCAGCTGTGGTTTGACGCCCTCCAGATTTTTTTCACTGCGACGGCTGAATCTGAATTTACCCGACATATTCACCTCAACAATGGAAAGATTTTTGTGACGTTCCCGCGTGCGCGTATCACCAGCACGCAGAACAGCAGATTAAAAAACACTTCCAGCCAGCCCGTTGCTAACGGGCGACCACACAGATAGCTGAGGGGCTCAAAGGCATACAGCAGCATCAGCAGCCAGGCCAGCCATGACACCAGCGGCTTATGTCTGGAATCACGGCGACGATAAAAAAAGAGCGTCAGCACGATAACCGTGCATAACGCCACATTCAGCAATCCGGGAAGGTTACTTAACATTGCC